TATAAGAACTCACACAGGGGTTGACAACATCGGCAGTCCCATGCTATCATGTGAGGGTAACACACAGGACAGCAATCTTATGCCAGCAGTCTTATAAGAACCACAGGCAGTCTTATGCACTCTGAGTAACACTGAGGGGGACCTACATGCAGTGCTCTGAGTATCACTGAGGAACACTGAGTCTTATGCTCTGAGTATCACTGAGCGACAGTGTTTTGTGTTGTTATCTTATGTCGTCCTGCGGGCGATGGGGTTTTAAATTGAATGGGTCCTTATAAGCTATAAACGACCCAATTCGACTTCGAGCTATCTCTCTATAAAAAAAATTCTGAATATATAAAAGCGGTTGCAAAGTCCGCAATATGGAAAAAAAATTCGGGAAAGTAAAAGTGCCTCTGAGGATCGATCCAATAACCGACGAGTACATTCTGAGTGTCCCTGAGTCATTCTGTAATCATCTAGACTGGTATGAGGGCACAGAGATCGTCGTGTCCTTAGATGTAGACGGTGTTTATCTAGAGGAGGAAAGGGATGACTGACACAATCTTTCATGTATACGATAAGAACAACAAAGTCGTCGCTCATAGTCTCAGTGACACTTCCCTTGCGGAAAAAGTTCTGAGTGATGAGATCGACATTGTGGACCACGAGATTGTTGGAGTCGAATACGAGAAATTCCCAGAAGCATCGTATTGACTAACCTACATAGTACTGTTAGAATGATGAAGCGTAACTGATCATTATGGCTAAAGGATTTACTGTTAAAGCAAAACAACCTGTTAAGCAGGAACAAGAATGGGATTACGATAAAGCACGGGAGATGCTTCGTGGCAAGGCAATTGTCTTCTGTATGCCAGGTCGCGGATGCTCCTTTACCTTTCTGAAGAATTTCGTACAACTCTGTTTCGATCTGGTACAAATGGGTGCCTCGATTCAGATCTCTCAAGACTACAGCAGCATGGTGAACTTTGCTCGTTGTAAGTGTCTTGGTGCAAATGTACTCCGTGGACCTGACCAGATTCCCTGGGACGGCAAACTGAAGTATGACTACCAGTTGTGGATTGACTCGGATATTGTCTTCAACACCGAGAAGCTCCTCCAGCTGGTTTTGATGGAGAAGGATATCGCTGCTGGTTGGTACATGACTGAAGACGGTCGTACTACCTCTGTTGCTCACTGGTTGGATGAAGGAGACTTCCGTAATAACGGTGGTGTCATGAACCACGAAACTGGTGAGACCATGACGAAGCGTAACAAACCTTTCACTGTCGATTACACTGGTTTCGGATGGGTCCTCATTAAGCATGGCGTCTTCGAGAACGAGGGTATTAAGTATCCCTGGTTTGCTCCTAAGATGCAGGTCTTTGAGTCTGGCGAAGTTCAGGATATGTGTGGAGAAGATGTAAGTTTCTGCCTCGACGCTATCGAAGCAGGATTTGAGATCTGGTGCGATCCTCGTATCAGGGTCGGTCACGAGAAGACAAGGGTTATCTGATGACCCTGGCAGTATATACAATCCTTATCGATGGTAAGGAGGCGTTTACTGACCTCACAGAAGACCAATTCTGTGATAAAATGATGGACCTCGCTCAAGACTTTTACGAGAGCGGGGTTCCCCACCCAGATTCTGTATCTCATAAAGTATCAAAGTCTTATGGCAAAGATTAAGCAATCCCTTCTTGGTAAGAAACTCATTGAGTCCACCCCGAAAAAGACTCGGCAGGGACAGGGACAAAATACAAAATATGCGGCGTCGAGCCGTAACTCGGCTCGTAAGCGTTATCGCGGACAAGGAAAGGGTTAATGGAAGAAAACCTTCGGCAGTGGATTAAAGAAATATCTACAAAGAGACCCGAACTCAGTGGATTTGCAATCTGCCCCTTTGCCGAAAGTGCTTCCTACAAGATAATTAACTCCAAAATCAGCGGCGTTGCTCCCATTGAGGGATGCGATGTCGCTATTTTTGTTGTAGAGGACTATCTTACATCCCCAGAATTACGGTCCTGGCGCGAAAAACTCGATAAAACCTACCCAGAATACGAATTTTTGGAAGATGGAATGGATGAACCCACCTTTTTACTCGGATTCCAAACAAATTTTGGCGGCGCAAACCTAATGTTATGTCAAAAAAGAGACTATCTTCAGAAAATGAGAGCAATCCTAGAGAAAACTGACTACTATTCTATGTGGGATCCAGAGGTTCTAAATAAAATTAAGGGATAGCAACCCCTTTAAAAGTTCTGAGACGAACTTTTGGAGGGCAAAATGTCTAATCATCCTGTTCCCGACCATAATCGCGATATTATGAGGGAAGAATTTGGTACTGAGTATCTAATTTCGGACCCAAAATCGGATAAAATCTTAAGAGAAGTTGTTGGTGATCATAAGCACGACCTAAAAAGACAGACTTTACTCCATGAAGAGATTCGTAATGATGAAGATTACGACGATTGGGAGTATGGTACTGAACCAAGTTACGGAAAAGACTATAAATAATGGCGTTATGTACTGCCAATTTTGATGGCGAAGAGATCTAAGCGAGATTTTAAGGACATCTCCCTCTCATTTAAGCCACATCCCGTCACTGGCGATGTAATGGCGATCAAAAATGAGAAGGCGATCCAGCGTTCTGTGCGAAATCTCGTGCAAACTGGTCTCACTGAGCGATTTTATAGCAATTTGGGCACTGACATCTACGGAAGTTTGTTTGGATATGTCGATTATGCCACTGGAGGCGTAATCGCACAGCAAGTTCTTGATGTTTTAAGAGCTGCTGAGTCCAGAATAGACAAAGTAACGGTAAATGTGGACCCCAGACCCGATGATAATGAGTTTGAGGTCCAAGTTTCTTATACAATTTCTGGTGAAAGTCCAGTAACCCAAAACTATTCGTTCATCGTAGAGGCAACAAGGTAAAAAAATGCCCGTAAGTAACTTTACAAACCTAGATTTTAACCAAATTAGAGAGCAGATTAAGTCTTACTTAAGAGCTAACTCTGATTTTGAGTCTTTTGACTACGAAGGTTCTAACATGTCGATTCTTATCGACATTTTGGCGTATAATACTTACATTTCGGCATTCAATGCCAACATGGTTGCCAACGAAACCTTCTTGGATTCGGCAGCACTGAGAGAAAATGTCGTTTCTCTTGCTAGAAACATTGGATATGTACCAAGATCGCGTAAATCTGCAAAAGCGATCATTGATTTTGACTTTAAGTTTGATGGAAACAGTAATAGTGTTACCCTTAAGAAGGGATTGTTGGTAGTAGGTAAGCAAGCTAATACTTCTTACACCTTTTCTATCCCCGATGACATCACTGTAAGCAGTCCTATCGATGGTGGATCCTCTACATTAGCAAATCCACCCCGAACTGCAAAGTTTAGAAACATTTCCGTTTATCAAGGCACCCTTGTAAAGAAAAATTTTGTAGTTAATGGTAGTTTAGATCAAAGATTTATCTTAGACAACTCATATGTTGACTCTGAGAGCATCAGAGTCTTTGTTAAAAAGTCTGGATCGTCGTCTGGACTAGAATATTCCCGCGTAGACAATATTGCATCGGTTACAGGAGGTTCAAATATCTACCTTATCCAAGAAGTTAAGGATGAGAGATATGAATTACTATTTGGAGATGGTCTTTTTGGTAAAAAGTTAGATAATGGCGATTCTATTGAAATCAGTTACATCATAACTGATGGAAAAGACGGAAATGATGGCAAATTCTTCTCATTCTCTGGAACCCCCGTCAGTGACGCTGGAACGCCTCTTGCTGCTTCTGGGACTGTTACCATTACAACGGTCCAAACTGCCCGTGGAGGGTCAGATATCGAACCCGTAGAGTCAATTAAGTACATTGCACCAAGAATTTACTCATCTCAGTATAGAGCAGTCACTGCTAGAGACTATGAGGGTATTATTGCAAGTATTTTCCCAGAAGCAGAGTCCGTATCTGTTGTTGGTGGTGAAGAATTGGATCCTCCCGAGTTTGGAACAGTCGTAATTAGTGTAAAACCCAGAAATGGCACATTTTTGTCCGACTTCTCCAAGGAACAGATTTTAGCGGGTCTCAAAAAGTACTCGATTGCGGGAATTAACCAAAGAATCGTCGATCTGAAGGTTCTTTATCTGGAATTGGATGTTTTTGCGTATTATAACACCACTTTAAGCAGTGATACGGAAGGATTGAAGTCTCAGGTCACAAATGTTCTCTCAGAATACGGAAGATCTACTAATTTGAACGCATTTGGTGGAAGATTCCGATATTCGGAAGCGCAGTGCATTGTAGATAGAGCAAATAAGGCAATTATGTCCAATATCATGCGCGTTACGATGCGTAGAGATCTGAAACCAATTTATAATGCGTTCTCTCAGTATGAATTGTGCTTTGGAAACGCTTTCCATGTAAATCCTAACGGTAAGAACATTAAGAGTACAGGATTCAAGGTAAAAGATAGTGATGATGTTTTATATTTCACTGATATTCCTAATGCTGACTTAGAAACAGGAAATCTTGCTGTTATTAGACCATCTTCTGTTGATGGTACAGAACCAACAGTTATTGTTCCTAGTGCAGGAACTGTAGACTACAAAAAAGGTGAAATTATGATCAACACGATCAATTTCAGCGAATCTGTGCTTTCCTCTGGCGTAATTGAAATTCAAGCGTATCCAGAGTCTAATGATATCATTGGATTAAAGGATTTGTACTTACAATTAGATATCTCAAATAGCAAGATAAATATCGTAAGAGACACTATTTCCTCTGGCGAACAAATCTCTGGAATTGGATATAATGTCACCTCTAGCTACTCTAATGGTTCTATTATTAGACAGAAAGGATGATCGAAACATATAGCCCACTTTCGGCAAGAGTAAAAACATATCAGGTAGTAGGTGACCAACCTCCAGAGTTTGCTATTACTGAAAATCCGCTTTTGGCGGATTTTTTGAAGCAATATTATATTTCTCAGGAATATCAAGGTGGTCCTGTAGACCTTGCCGAAAATATTGATCAATACATCCGAATTGATAACTTAACGCAAGAAGTTATCGGTGGAACTGTTTCGCTGGCGTCTAGTGTTACCGCTTCCGACGATACCATCAATATTACTCCAAATACAAAGGGATATCCTCAAAGATGGGGTCTTTTAAAGATCGGTAATGAAATTATTACTTACACCGATAAAACTGAGACATCTTTTACAGGATGTGTAAGAGGATTTACTGGAATTACCTCTTATGAAAATAAACAACCAAAAGTAGAGAGCAGTGTTGCAGGATCTCATGAATCTGGGACTTCTGTACAAAATTTAAGCGTACTTTTCCTTCAAAAGTTTTATGACAAGTTGAAGGGGATGTATGCGCCTGGTTTAGAGGGCGTAGACCTTTCTCCTACTCTGGATGTCAATAATTTCATCAAAGAAGCTAGAAGTTTATATGAATCGAAGGGCACTGACCAATCCTTCAAAATTCTGTTCAAAGCACTCTTTGGATTAGAACCAAAAATCAATGATCTGGAGCAATTCCTGATCAAACCCTCTTATGCCAATTATTTGCGTAGAGAAGAGTTCTCTGTAGAATTAATTTCTGGAGATCCATTCAAAACTGTTGGTAGAACACTTTTCCAAGATGCAGATCCCAACAACCCACTAATTCAAGCGGCAAGTGGTCCTATTTCCGAAGTTTCCAGCATTAGAGACAATTTTTATAAAATTTCTG